CCGTGTCCGTGGTGTCGGCCGCCGCCGACAGCTTCGGCGCGGCCGGGGCCGGGGTGTCGCCCTCGAACGGGATCTGGACCTGGACGGTGTCGGTCTTCGACGTGTCCGCCTTGTCCGCCGCCGTCACCGTGTAGTTGCCCGGCGCCGTGTACACGAACTTCGACGTGGTCTTGCCGTCGCCCGGGTTGTCGACCGGCTCGCCCTCGCCGAAGTCCACCGACACCGGCTTGCCGGCGTAGTCCACGACCGCGAGCGCCGTCATGTTCGTGGTGTCGGTCGCGTCCTTGGTGACCGTCAGCTTCGGATCGCCGGTGGGCTCCGGCGGCGTGGTGCTGTCCTTCGGCGTGAACGTGGCGGTCGCCTTCTTCGTCGCGTCAGCAACGGACGTCACGGTGATGGTCTGTTCGCCCTTGACGGTGTCGGCGTACTTGTGGCTCTGGTCGCCCTTGGGCCCGTCGGCCTCGGTCTTGGGCGTGCCGTCGCCCCAGTCCACCGACACCTTGCCCGTGGGGAACCCGTCGTACGACGCCTTGACCGTCCGCCCGGCCGTGTCCGTGGTGTCGGCCGCCGCCGTCACCTTCGGCGTGCCCGGCGTCGGCGTGGTGCCGCCGGACGGCGTGAACGTGGCGGTCGCCTTCTTCGTGGCGTCCGTCTCCGACACGACGGTGATCGTCTGCTCGGTGGTGACCGTGTCGGCGTAGGTGTGCGTCGCCGACCCTTCCGCGGGCTGCCCGGTCGTCTTCGGGGTGCCGTCGCCCCAATCGACCGACACCGTGGTGTCGTCCGTGCCCTGGGGGAACCCGGACCACGTCACCTTGGCCGTGCGCGGGTTCGTCGCGTCCGCCTCGGCCGTGGCCTTGGGCTCGGACACCGGCCCGAACGGCACCGTCACCGTCGCGGTGCCCTTGCGGGTCGGGACGTCGGCGTCCGTCGCGGTGATCGTGAACTGGCCGGCGCGAGGGTACTTGTAGGTGAGGTCACTCTTCTCCGGGCCGTCGACCGGCGTCGACCCGTCACCCCAGTCGACCTTGACCGCGCCCTGGCCCGTGTTGTCGACGGTGGCCTTGACCGTCATGCGGGTCGTGTCGGTGGTCGCCTCGACCGCGGTCACCTTCAGCTCGGTCGCCGGAGTGCCGCCGCCCGGGGTGAACTTGCTCTTCGTGCACTTGGTGGGGTCAGCCTTCGAGCACACCGTGATGGTCTGCTCGCCGGTGACCCCGTCGGCGTACTTGTGGGTCACGGTGCCCGTCTCGGGCCCGTCCTGCTTCGGGGTGCCGTCACCCCAGTCGATCGTGACCGGTCCAGCCATGGTTGCGCCTCTCCTCAGCTCTGGGTGTTGTTGACCGTGACCTTGGCCGTGCGGCCGGTCGTGTCCGTGGTGTCCTTGGTCACCGACACCTGGGGGCCGGTGGTGGGGGTGCCGCAATCCGAACCGAGCGTCAACGCCACCGTCCGGCCGGACGGGTCCGACGGGTCCGCGATCGGCGGGCACACCTTGGGCGCCTCGCTGCCACTGCATGGCACCTGGATGGCGTCACGGGACCGGAACCGGGTCTGGTCGGCCCGGCGGACGCTGACGGTGTAGATCGAGGCCGCGCTGTAGGTGTACGCGAGGTTCGCGACACCGCCCGACTTCGACGCGTCGAACTGCTGGGGGTCCTTGCCGTCGCCCCAGTCGATGAGACCGATACCGGTGGACTGCGGCGGCAGCGTCACCTTGGCCCGGATCTTGAGCGGGTTCGTCGCGTCGTTCGCGCACGACAGCTCGATGACCGGCTCGTCCGCCGGAAGCGGCACGGTGATCTGCTTCGACGCCGACACCACCGGCGTCTGCTTGTCGCGCACGACGACCGTGTACGTGCCGTCTTGCCCGTACGGGTGGGTGACCCACCGGCCTTCGATGGACTCCTCGGGGATCGACCCGTCACCCCAGTCGATCATCACCGGGCCGAAGCCGTGGTTGTCGACGAACATGCGCACCGTGCGCCGCGGGTCCTCGTTCGGCAGACCCGTGATCATCAGCTCGGCGGGGTCCGGCGTCGGCCGGTCGACGGGCTGTGCGCCGCACTCGGGCTCGGGCGGGCGCACGGTCGTCGTGAACAGCCGGTAGTGCGCCTTCTTCGGCACCGGCTTGAGCAGACGCCCCGGCACGTTGTTCGCGTCCAGCTGGACGTTGTACGGGCCCCGCCGCCAGTTGTTCCCGATCTTGGTCCGGCCGGTGAACGTGAACGACACGGCGTCATTCCCGATCTCAAGATCACCAGGGGCGCCGCCGACGTTCCACGGCAACAGGAGATAGCCCCACGCGCCTTGCGCCTCCTGGCCGACGCACGAGTCGGTCTCGCCGTAGACGTCCATCCACAGCTCCAGGCTGAAGCCCGTGGAACAGTCCAGGTCGCCGATCGCGTCGTACCCCACCACGTCGCCCTGGTTGTCCAGGACCTTCTCCCACGTGGGGTTCACCATCTGCACCAAGTCGGGGTCGACGGCGCAGAAGTCCATCTCGACCGTGTACCACTTGAGCTGGTCACACGCCTTTTCCGAGATGCACGTCTTGCCGTTGGCCTTGGTGACGCTGACCTCTGCGCCGTCCTCGGTCTCGGCCGACATCTTGACCGTGACGAACCCGTCGGTGGTGACCTGGTTCCCGTCCCCGTACTGGGGCTGGCCGCACGAGTTCAGGCGGGTGACCCGTAGTGCGTTGCCGCGCAGGTACGACGGGCACTCGGTTTCGGTGCCGTTCATCCTGTCTCCGTTCCGTTGCTGCGCGGCCCGTGCCGCTCGTTGTGCGTGTGGTCGGGCCCGGCCGGTGCGGCATCCGGTCGGGCTCTGTTCGGGCAGGAGGGACGCCCCACGTTCGGCGGTGCGGGGGCGGTAACAAGCGGCGGCGGCACGCACTCGGCGGCCGGGTCGTCGTCGACGACACCGGCCATCAACCGGGCACGCTCGTACACCTGGACGTGCCATTCGTCCGGCACCTCGACCCCGAGGCGCTCCCCGCCGGTGTCGAGCTGCACATGCTCCTTGCCGCACACGTCGATCGCCGCGGCGGCCACCGTCCCCAGCGGAATCCGGTTCGAGGCAGGCACGAACGTCATCGCGTGGCCACCGCCTCGCTCATGTCGACGAGGACTCCGGCCATGAGGCAGTCGTGGTCGATCGCGTACGGGCGCTCGGCCAACACGGTGCGCGTGTTGGTGGTGTCCTGGAACGCCTCGTACGTGCGGATACCGGCCCGATGGATACGGACCGAGCCGGTCGCGAACAGCCAGAACCGGCCGCCGTACTGGCGGCCCGGCGCGCCTTCGGTGTCGCGTACGCCGGTGGTGTCGAACGGGTTGTCCAGATACCCGGCGCCGAACGCCACCCGGGATCCCAACCGGGTGCGTTGGATCGGCGCGGTGTCCGCGGTGCGCTGCAACACGCGCCCCAGATACGGCGACGTCCACCGTGGCGCATGCAGCGTGAGCGCGCCCCCGTAGCGGGTTTCGCCCCACTGCTCCAGCACGCCGACCGCGTACGCCAACGCGACCGCGTCATCATCGAGCGGCCGGCCGAGATGATAGGCGTCTCCCCCGAGGACCTCGCGGGAGAAGTACTCCTCGACGGTCTTCGGCTCGACAAGCTCCAGCCGCCGCCGGGCGATGAGTTCGGCCTCCTCGAACCCGAGCGCGTTGCATTCGGCCCGCACATACGCGGCGAACGGATCCGAGCCGGGCACGGTGTTGATGCCTTCGGGGTGCTGCTTGGCGTGGTCACGGGCCGGGTGCGGGCTGCACATGCCTTTGACGTAGCCGCCGGTGGCACACGCGTCGGTGTCCCATTCGACGCCGCCGATCTCCCACTTGCCGTCACCGTCGATGATCTCGGCCACGGAAAACAGCCCGAACCGGTACGGCTCAAGTACCGGCGGGACGGTCAGCAGTTTGTTCGGTGCAAGCGCGCTCACCCCGTGGTCGCCCTCCTTCAGGCGGGCCCCCCGCCCGGACGGGACAGGGGGTCACGACGGTCAAGAAGGACGGGTCAGGCCGGGCAGGGGACCGCGGCCGGAAGCAGCTTGCCGCCGGGCGCCGGGGGCCGCTTGTCGCAGTCGACCTCGATGTGCGAGCCCGACAGACCGTTCGCGCACAGGTCGAGCTCGATGACGTACGAGTCGAGGCAGCGCTTGCACACCATCCAGCCCTCCTCGGTGAAGAGGCCGGTGTACACGTTCTTGATCAGCGAGGCGTGGTCGTAGATGCCATCGAGGATGATCACGTCGTCGGACAGCTCGAAGAAGGTCCCCGACGGGTAGAGCATGAGCTTGACGTTGTTGGGCCACCGCATCGGGATGGGGCCGCCGAACCCGCCCGGGTTCATGGGGTGTTCGAAGCTGTCCTGCCAGTCGTACACGTACTGCGGGTTCACCCCGCAATTCCGCAAGTAGCCGTCGATCTGGGAGTCCGAGATCGACCACCGGTTGTCGATGCCGAGCTTCTTCCTCAGGTCGCTCTTGAGGACACCGCGGATCCAGAACGGTGCGATCATCTCCAGCGTGCCGCCGCCGGACTGCGACAGCCGGTCCCGGTAGCGCTGGTACTGGACCTGGAGCTCCAGAATGCTCAGCAGCGACTCGACGGCGCCGGGGCCGTGCGGGTCGACGACCGGGTCCGTGGGGTTGGTGCCCGGCCGGGGGCCGGGGATGATGACCCGCTCCGACAGGGCCTCCATGCGCGCGAGCTTCTTCGCGTTCTGCTTGTGCGCGTGGATCAGCAGCGCGCCCTCGAAGAACTGCTGCACCCGCTCCGGCCAACCGCGCTCCATCAGAATCGGCGTCCTGATGCACAGGCCGTCGACGTCCATGCGGCACTCGGTCCACTCCTGCGGGCACGGCACCTCGACACACCGCTTCTCACGCCCGGCGATGACCTCTTCCTCGGTCAGCTCGAACCCGATCGACGACCACACCGCAGCCCAGTCGAAATCGGCCGGGTACCGGATGCCGCCACGCTGGGTCTGGATCTGCGGAAGGGTGATGAGGCCTTCCTGCGTCATGCGGATCGGGCACAGGTCGTACAGCTGCTCCGACGGCGCGCACCAGCCCGCGGACGCCGTGAGCGAGCCGCCCGGGAGACGGGTCTCGTCACAGGCGTGGTCGATCTTCTCCTTGACGTCCGTGGAGTTGCGGCCGTCCTGGATGCGGAACTCTTCCGGCATGTGGCGCTGGATGCGGGCGATGCCCACACGGGTGCGGTCACCGTCCCGTCCCGAGTTCACGTTGCCGGTGACCATCGGCATCATGCGGACTTCCCACGCGTTCGCCAGTCCGGCCAGCCCGTTGTCGATCGGGTTCCCGGCGGCGAAGCCGGGGACGTCGGCAGCGGCCACGAGGCTGAAGGTGGGGGCGGCCGGGGCGTGGGCCTGGGCCGGAAGGTTGTCGGGTGCGGTGTGTCCCAGCGGGACCGGGGTGTTTGTGTTCACGGAGGCGTGCACCACTTCAGGCGTCGGGGCGGGGGAGACAACGGGAACAGCGGGGTCGGCGGCGGGTGCGTCGTCGGTGGACGGTTCGGCGGCGGCCGGGTCGGTCGTCGGGTCAGCGGCAGGCGCGGCGGGCGCTGCTGGGGGCTGGTCGTCGGCCAACTGGGGGGCGGCGGGCTCCGGGTCGACCGCAGGGGCAGGCGCACCGGCCGGCGCAGCGGGCGCCGTCGGGGCGGCCGGGGGTTGGCCGTCGGCGAGCTGGGGCGCGGCCGGTGCGGCGGGCGCCGGGTTGCCGTCGGTCGCGAGCGCGGCCAGGCCGTCGTCTACCGGGATGTCTCCCTCGGCGGGCACGTCCGTGAGGTCGGGCACCGGAACGTCCCCCACGGGGGCGTCTGCGGGCACGGTGGTGTCGTCTACGGGTGCCGTGTCATCCGGGGCCGCCGTCGGGTCGGCGGTCGGGTCGGTGCCGTCACCCGCGCCGGTGTCGTCGCCACCGGAGGCGACGGCCTCGATGGCGTCGATGTTCTGCTTCAGGCCCTCGATCTTCTGGCCGATCTCCTGCGCACGCGCCGCCTGTGCGGCCTGCGCCTGCACCAACACGTCCACGGCGTCGGCGACTTGGCCGAGCTGTTCGAGCTGGTTGACGATCTCGGCCGACAGATCTCCGCCGCCGTCGCCGTACATCTCCTCGAACAGATCAGAGATCTGCTGGCTGATGTCGGTCGCCGGGACGTTGGCCGACGCGACAGCGTCGGTGATGGCGCTTCCATGCTCCTCTGGCGGCAAATCGGCCAGCGTCTGGAGGAGTCCTTTGACGAAGCTCACTACAGAGCACTCCCATACAGGAATTCGTATGCGGTGCTCCGGCCCATCAACCAGCAAGCATCGGACAAGATATCTGAAAGATCACTAAAAACACCCACATCGGGGCGTTTCGGCGAGTGGGGTACTGCGCACGGGCGAGGCCCCGACCGTCACGCGTTGGAACGGTCGGGGCCTCGCTGTTCGTGTCACGCCGCGGTCTTGCCCGTCAGGTCTTCGAGCACGGCGTTCGTCACCGGGTCCACGCGCTCCAGCGTCGTGCCCGGCAGCTGGCTGTGGTCCGAGATGGCCCGGTTGATGTCCTGATAGAACACCTGGGCGCCGTCGTCGTACGTCAACCGGATGGCCTCCGCGACGCCCTGTGCGTTCACGCGGTGACCGAGTGCGTTACGCGGACCACCGCCGCAACTGGTGCAATTTCCCATGACAGAGACCTTCCGAGTCGAAAGCGCCCAAACCGGACTACTCGGTGATCTTACGACCGCCCTTCACCTGAACCCGCGTCAGCGTGCCCGACCCGGTCCCTGTCGCCTTCATCGACGCCACACTCCCCGACGACCCGCACGTGAACTGCGTGACGACGAACCCGTCCGGCAACCCGGCCGCCGCCGTCGTCACCCCGTTGCGCGTCTCGCGGACCACCCGCACGGAATCCTCGGTGAACGACTGCACCCGCTCCTTGTCGGGCGACACGTAGTTCGTCACCACCCGCGCCCGCTCGCCGCCCTTGCCGAACGTCACCCGCACGTTCTTCGAGATGGTGTTCCGCCCCGACCGCACCTTCACCGTCCCGTCGAACACCCCCGACGAGAAGGCCGCACCCGTACCGCCACACACCGACTTCGGAGGCGTCGGCGCCGCTTCGGCGTGCACCTGGGACCCCATGGCGAGCGCGCACACCAACGCCGCCGCCGTGGTCAACACCCGCGTGTCTCTGATCATGTCGATTCCTCTGCTCGATCCGGCCGTCACGAAGCCCGTGCGGCAGCTTTCATGCGCTCCCACTCGGCGACCGCACTGCATGCCTCGCTGCGCGATGCGGCCTTGACGTTCTGGCGGCCCGGGAAGTTCAGATCCCCCGACGCGCACGTCTTCTTCGCGACGTTGACCGCGGTCGCGATGGCGTGCGACGTGTCGAACCCCTTCGCCGTCAGGTGATCAGCCACGCGCTTGATGTACGACGGCAGATGACCGCCCTTGCCGGTCTGCTGCACCCAGTTCTTCCGCGCGAACTCGGCGTCGGTCTTGGTGCCCTGCTTCACCCCGGGGAACGAGCCTTCCAGCGCGGCAGCGAGCGCCGTCGGCGTCCGCAACCCGGGGGTCTGGTCGGTCTTCTTCTTGACCGCCCGCCCCTTGAGCTTGTTCACCTTGCGCACCGCCAGCTCGATACGGAGCTTGTTCCGGTCCACCAGTGCAGCGGTACGGCGTTGCCCGAGACGGTTCACCTTCTCGGCCGCGAGCGCCGCCCGCCGGACGCGTTCGGCGCGTTCGGCCATGAACTCGGCGACGACCGCCCGCATCCGCGTCTCCATGTCGACCTCGGCGTGGCGGCCGGCACAGGCGCACGGCTTGCCAGGCGGCGCCGGTGGGGCGGTGCGCGCGGCGATGACGTGGTCGGCGGTGAGCGCGCCCGATGCCACCAGGGCGTAGCCGGAGCGGTCGGTGGGGGCATTCTTGGGGACGTAGAACCCTTCGTGCCCGGCCGGGACCGCCAACGCTGCCTTGAGGTCGAGCCCACGACCCTCGTCGCGCCAGTCCCCGGAGAAGGTCGCCAGCGACAGCCGCAGTCGTTGGTCCGCCGACACGTCCGGCAACAGCACCCCGGCCATCCAAATCCCGTACGCGTCTTCCCCACAGCGGACGGCGGCGACGATCGACCCGGTCGAGTCGTAGTGGTCGACCGTCCCCCCGGCGGTCACGTACGGGGCGGCGTGGTTGGTGCCCATGGCGAGGACGCCGACTTCGACGATCCCTTCCGAGGTGTGGATCGGGCGTACGTGGAATCGGTCGTAGCGGGTCGGCGAGTGCGGCGCGAGCACCTTGCGGCCTTGGTAGGCGACGTGGGGGACGCCCCACAGCGCGAGGTGCCCGTACACCCGGCCGTCGTCGGTGACGGTCGTCAACGTCGGTTCGGTGAACCGGGGGTTGCGGAACGCGCCGGTGTCCGGTTGGAACGCGGGGTGGGCGAACGCGGACGCCGCCAACGCCTGCATCCGGTCGTCCGCAGTGTCGTCCACGCCGTACGTGAGCGGGGTGCCGTCCACGTTGGCGGTGACCGCGTCCGGGTCCGAGCAGTCGCACGGCACATAGCCGCCTGTGCCGTCGGGCTTGATGCATCCGTTGCCGACGTCTTCGGCGCCACCACCGGCGGCCGGGTCGGGCGCACGGATGTTGTCCGGCACATCGGGACCGGCGTCCCCCTCTTCGGTCTCGTCGTCTTCGTCCTCGCCGGTGATCATGTCGGCTACCTCGTCGACGACTTCGGCGATGTCGTCCGCGTCCAGGCCGTCGTCGCCCTCGCCGTCCCCTTCGATGTCGGCGTCGTCCGGGTCGGGGGCGTCGGTGACGGCCTCGCCGATCGGGATGAGCGCGTCGCCGTCGTCGCCGGTCGGTTGCGCATCGTCCTCGGGATCGCCCTCTTCCTCGGGCACGGGGGCAACGGGCCCAGGCGTAGCAGGGGCGGCGTCCTGTGGCCCGCTCGCGGCCTGCGGGGGGACGGCGGGCGCCATCCCGTCCGGACCGGCCGGAACGGCGCCTGCGGCGTCGCACGGGCCCGGCTGCCACCCGCCCGCACCGTCGGGCACCACGCACTGCCCGGCCGCCGCTGGGGCGTCCACGGCAGGGGCGCCGGCCGAGTCCGCGAGCTGGGCAGCCTCCGCCACCCCGCCGTCGGGCGTACCCGGGGTGTCGGTCGCTTGGGTCGCTGTCGGGTCGTCGGGCTGGCTCTCCATCGACGCCTGCGCGACCACATCCCACGGCGTCGAGTCCCGCACCTCTTGGCGCAGGGCAGGCATGTCGGGGATCGATGCCGGGTCCCACCATGCGACGGTTTCGATCTGGTCGCCGTCGGGGTCGTCCGGGTTGATCGTCGCCCGCGAGTCCTGGTCCGGGTTGATCGGTACGTCCGTCTCGGACGGGATGACGAACACGAACGCCTGGTACACGCCGTCCGAGGATGTCCAGGTCGCGGCGAGGTGCGCGAGTTCGCCGGGGAACGTGGACCCGGTCTCTTCCTGGAACTCGCGGACCGCGGCGTCCTTGGGGGTTTCGCCGGGCTCGATGCCGCCGCCCGGCCACTCCCACTGGCCCCCGGCGGGGTCGTCGGGCACAAGCGCGCGCTGGAGCATGATGACCCGGCCGGTGTCGGCCGCCTTCAGCACGATCCCCGCATGCGTCGGCCCACCCCCGTCCGCGGCCGCCGGGTCGGGCACGGCAGGGTCTTGCGGCACGGCGGCCGGGGTGTCCGCGAGCGCTGCCTCGCCCGGGGTGTTGTCCATGCTGATGGCGGCGTCGGGGAACGCCGGATGCGCCAACACGGTGGCGCCCATCACCCGCCACGTTTCGTAGATGCGGCCCATGCGGGCGGCCTGGTTCGTGTCCGGGTTGCAGCCGCGCACGATGGCCCGGTTGTCGTCGAGACACACGCGGCGCTCCAGCGCGTCGTCGACGTCCATCGACACGAACCGGATGTACTTCCCGCTGATCTTGTTCGCGAGCTTCACGCCGTCGGGGTCGGCCATGTCGATCTGGCCCCGGCCGATCACGTACTGGTCCTGGACGGCGACGGAGTCCAGGCGCATCAGCCCGAGTTGGGCGCCGTCGTGCCCACGGTTGAGCCGGTCTTGTACAAGCACCGGCAGCGGCAACGGTCGGGTGGCCAACTGGCCGCCGTCGGGGGCGAGCAGGAGACGGTCGTCGGCCGACCACGAGTCGACGAGCCCGATCGGCCCGGACCATGTGCCGTCGTCGGCCACGGTGACCGCGTCGGAGCCGTCCGAGGCGGCGGCCGTCAGCGAGTCGGGGAAGCGGATCGTGAACGACACCCGGCCGGGCGCGCCGTTCGGGGTAGCGGGTGGGGTGGACATGGGTTCTCCATCGGTGAGGGCGGCGAAGGAGTCGGCGGACAGCGGTCGTACGGCCAGGCGGCAGCGGCAGTTGAAGACCTCACCCGGCGGGCCGGTGGGGTCGGCGGGGAACTGGAGAGAGGCGTCGCCGATGGTGAACGGGTCGGCAAGTGGGCGGACTTGGCCGTCGGCGTGCCGGTGCGTGGGCCGCACCTTGGGGTCGTCGCGGGACATCCACGTCTTGACCCAGTTCACCGACCCGCCTTGGGCCTGGCGGTGGAACGCCGCGGCCAACGTCCCGGCCGACAAGGTGGCGGTGGTCTCGATGCGGGCGATCGTGCGGGCTTGCCCGTCCCACTCGCCGGCCGCCAACAGTTCGGCGAGCTGCTGCCGAAGTTGTTGGCCGGGCATGTCGTGGGCGCGGGCCCGGGTCGCCGCGGTCGACAGCCGGTCGGTGATCCGGTCGAGGAAGCCGTGCGACCGGTCCGGCAACCCGGCCGCGAACGACGCCGCGCCGGGGGCGGCGTCGGGGCCGGGCCGGGGGGTGACGGCCCGGTATGCCGACAACCACACCCGTTCGACCACGGGGGCGACCCGGCGGGCCAACGCTTCGCGCCACGCCCGCATCCGCGAGTCGTCCCCTGCGGCCGTGAGCGCCACCGTCAGGTAGGTGTCGCCGGTGGTGTGGAGGAAGTCGCCCACGGCCGCGCGTACGGCCTCGTACACGGCGGTCTCGGGATCCTCGCGGGTGGGCATCACGCGCATCCGAACTGGGCTACCGCGCGGTGCAGGTATTCGACCCGGTGCTCCTCGCCCGCGGTGAGCAGCGCGCGGACGTAGGAGTCGACGGCCCGATGCAGACACGGCTCGCTCGGGATCGAGGTGTGGAAGTCGGCGTAGGCGCCGGTGAGCATCTGGTCGAACTCGCCGGGGTCTGCGGCGATGTGACAGTGCACCGCATACAGGTCCATCTGCTGGAGGCTCGCGCGCTGCGAGCGGGGGACGGACCGGATCAGATACTGGCCCGCCCGCGACAGGGCGCGCCGTACGGCCATGTCGAGGCACGGGATCAGCCACGGGTCCAGGTCGTCGTCCGTGGGGCCGGCGGAGGCTTGGAGCGCGGGCGGGGTGGTCTGGCGGGCGGGGATCTCGTTCCGGTTCCCGGCCGCGCCACCCCCGACGGGTGCGGGCGCGGCGGGGCGGCCGATCTTGGCCGTGTTGGGGACGGCCCCCATGGGTGCGGGGGTGCCTTGCGGGTTGGCCTGCTCCTGTTCAGCGGCGCTGAGGTGGATCCCGAGGCGGGGAAGCAGGATCGGCGCGAGGTTGGCGTTCGTGAGGGCGATCTGTCGGGCGAGCGCGGCGGCGCGTTCTTTGTCGGTGGGGGCGTCTTCTTCGCTGAAGCCGACCTCGCGCCGGTACGCGGCTTCGCCGATGGCGCCGTTCTGGAACGCTTCGGTGGCTTCGGGACCGCGGTTGGCCCGCAGCGACAGGTCCGCCGTGTCGTACCAGATCGCGTACCGGTGCCAGTCCTGCACCCCCATGGCCCGGAGGACGGGTTGGTAGAACTGGACGGTCAGCGCATCGCAGATCAAACCGAGCAAGGGTTCGATATGGAGTTTGATGGCGGCTTCCTCGATGCCCCACTGGCCCCAATGGTTGATCTTGCCCATCCCGGTCAAGACCTCTGGGGGAAGGTCTAGACCGATCGCGACGCGTTTGACGGCCTGGTCGCGCATCTCCTCCACGCGCTCGTCGAACTTCGTCGCGAAGCTGATGTGCTTCATCTTGTCGCCCGCTGCTGCCGGACCGCGCACCACCAACGGGACGATCGCGGATGCGCTGTCCCTGTTTTTCAACGGCGCCGCCATGGCCTCAATGAGGCTCGCGGTGAACGTGTCCGAGTGCAGCGGGTTGGGGCCGTCGTCGGACTGCTGCGGGGACGGGATCGCCAACTCTTCGGGGACGAACAGGATGCCTGCGCCGGCGAGCCTGGATTCCGCGGAGGCGATGATGTGCGCCGACAGGTTCACCAGCTCCGTCAGCGGGCCGCGCAACGCGTGGACGGGGCTGTCGGCGTCTTGGGCGATGTTGGGGTGTTCCCGCCACATGCGGATCGTCGTCGACCGGCCGATCGGCACCGACACGTCACGGCCCGGGGTCTCCGGCAACTTGATCCGCAACTGGTCGCCGCCGCCGAACGACACCTCCTGGTTCGAGCACACCTGCCACCGGCGCTCGCCCGTTTGCGGGTGGTCGAAGCCGACGACGAAGGATTCACCGGGAACGTTGAGGTGATAGGCCAGCCGCTTGAGGAACTTGGACTGACCGCTCCATCCGCCCGTCAACTCCCGCAGCGGGGACAACAGCAGGCGCGCTTTGGCGAGCGCCTCGGCCAGCTTCGCGGGGTCCGGCGGCGGCGCGGGCGGCGTCTTCTTGCCGGTCTCGCCGCCCGCGCCGGTCTCCCCGAGTTTGCCGTCCTCGATGTCGGCGCCGTTGTCGGGGTCCGATCCGGGCGCGGACGGGGTGATGGGTTCGCCGTCCGGGCCGACGGCGGGGACGTTGATCGGGGTCGGGTCGTTCGACCCGTCCGGGTCGATGACGCCGACATACAGACGAGCGCGGGAACAAGCGTTGGCCGCGTAGTCGATGCCGGAGCGGAGTTCGGGGATCTCGTCGAACAGCCCCCACACTTCGTTCTGCCACGGCTTGGTGCGCCCCATGGCGAAGCGGACCTGGTCGCGGTTGACGAGCGCGGCCGACGCGACCATGGCCATGCCCACGACTTGCGGAGTCTTGCCACCGTGTCCGTCGTCCACCATGACCCGGGGGTCGCGCTTGGGGCGCGCATGGAGAGTCGGCGTGATCGGGTGATCGCTCCATCGGGACATGGTTGGGTGCGCCTCCGGGCCGGGTCTACTGCTGGTCGGTGCGGGTGTCGTGCAACGTCACATGGAGGGGTTTGACCGGCGGGGGAGAGTCGAGCCAGTCCGCGGCGGTGGCGATCAGCCACGACGACGCGAGCGTCATCACCGGGTACAGGAAGAACCGCGTCCCCATCTCCCACTGCCACGGCGGGGCGGCGTGGGTCCAGGTGAGGTAGGCGAGGTTGCCGGTGGCGGCGACGTACATCGAAGCGCACCAGTGGCAGCGGATGACCCCGGCGACGAAGCGCCACGGGTAGGGGGCGAGGCGTGCGGTGCCGTCGCCGTTGTCACGGAGGGAGGCTCGGGCTTCGATCCAGGTCCGGATGGGTTCGGTGAGCGTGTCACCGGTCACGAGCCGGGTAGCCCGCGCCATCGCAAACAGGGTGATAAGTCCGATTGCGGCAAGTGTGAGGGGATTGTGCGTCACGCCCGTAAGAGTACGGGTCCGATGATCTACGTCAGGTTTAGAACCGGTTCGTGTCAGCTTGTGCCGGTCGCGCGGGACTCAGCATCCTTGGCCAGCCACCGCACCGCGTCCCAATCCGCTTCCATGTCCAACACCATCCCCAACGTGGCGGACGCCGCGCACACGGCCGTACCCCACCGGCCCGGTTCGTGACGGCCGTCCACCTCCATGACGGACACGACCGAGAACGGCCCACACGCCCGCCTCAACCGCTCCGCAAGCTGTCCGCCGTCCGGTCCGGGGTGTGCGGCCACGACGACCTCGCACGGCGCCTCGGACCGCGCGGTACGCCACATCTGCGCCGCGGTACGCACCCGGTCGTACGCGTCGCCGTCCGCGTCGTTGCCCCGCACCGCCGCGCGCCGGACTGACACGATGCCCACCCCGTTGACCGCACACAGAGCGATCAGGGAGCGCTGGGGGCCGGGGGTGACGCACAAGGCGAATCGTTCGGCCTTGGGCGGTCCGGTCTTCTTCGTTCTCAGGTTCACCACGAGGTGCCTCCCGGTTGTCGTTCGCCGGTGACCCCCCTTCGTCACTGTGATCGAAAAGGGGCCACCGTACGATGATCGTCAACCGGCGGTGACGCCGACCTTCTCCCACGCGGAGACAACCGCGCGGGCTTCGACAGAACCGTCCCCGAACAGCCGAATGGCTTGGCCGGCGGTCGCGGCAGCGAACTCCTTGAACGTCGCCTTCTGCGACACCTTGTGCTTCGACGTGTCAGTGAGCGCCGCGTACCAGACCTTGCCCGCGGTCTCCCACGCCTTGCCGCCGATCTCGGTCGCCGCGAGGTAGAAGGCGTGGTTCGGGATCCCCGAGTTGAGGTGGACGCCGCCGTTGTCCTCGAAGGTCTGCACGAACCCGTCCATGGTGGCGGGCTGCGGGTCCTTGCCCAGGATCTCGTTGTCGTACGCGGTGCCGGGGGCCTTCATCGACCGCAACGCGACGGTCTTGCCGTCCTTCTCGATGGCAGGCATGAAGAGTTCGTCTCCGATGAGCCACGACGCCTTGTCGGCGGTGGTCTGGTCGCGGTACTGGACGGCGAGGACGCCGAACACGTCGGAGATGTGCTCGTTGAGCGCTCCGGCCTGGTCGTAGTAGTCGAGGTTGAGGGTGTTCTGGGTGACGCCGTGGGTGAGTTCGTGGGCGATGACGGTGAGGTCCTTGGTGAACGTCCCGAACAACTTGCTGTCGCCGTCACCGAACGCCATCTGCTGGCCGTCCCAGAACGCGTTCAGATAGTCGCGGCCGTAGTGGACGGTGCCATGCAGCGGCAGGCCCTTGCCGTCGAGCGAGTCACGGCCGTACACCTCGCTGTAGAGCTTGTACGTGGCGCCGAGGTGGTCGTAGGCGCGGTTGACGTCGTCGTCGTCGGCCGGGTCGGCGCCCTCCTTGCGGATCTCCTTGCCCGGCAGGTCTTCCTTGTGTCCGGCGTCGTACACCGTCCGGTCGAGCTTGCCCTTGGCGGGCGCCGGTGCCGGGGTGGGGGTGGTGACGAGGAGACCACGGTGGGCGCGGTGCCGGGCGTCGGCGAGCAGTGACGCGCGCGCGGCGGCGCCGTAGTCGGGGTTGTTGGCCAGATGGGTCAGCAGGTGCGGCGGAACGACTCCGCACCGGTGGTGGGGGCTATTGGTGCGCATGCGGGCCACCGTGACACAGGATCAGACGAGTCATGGGGGATTGACGCGTCAGCCCGGCGTGTTCCGGTTTGAGTGTTTACGTCCCTTTGATCGCTACCATGCCCCGTACCCACTCTTCGGGCTTCGCGGCCCGGCTTACCAGGAGGTTCCCATGATCCTCGCGGCCGTCGTGTTCGGTGCGTGCCTGATCGTTCCGGTGCTGTGCCCGCTGCTGCTGATCGTCTGAGCAGCCCCCGATCGAGCGAAGGCCCCCGACGGCATGGCGTCGGGGGCCTTTCGTGTATCCGGAACACATTGACACCGCGATGCCGTATCCAATCCGGCGCCCGCGCTGTTATGGTTGTGACAACATCGATCACGCACCGACGGAGACCAACCCATGGAGACCCTGCTCCGCTTGGGCCGTCTGGCCCGCCTCATCCACGCCCGCATCAACCCCCCGCACGCCATCGGATGGTGCTACAACTGCCACACCTGGACACCCTGCCCCTGCAGCAGCTGAACCCGCACCACCCGATGCCCCCGGGCCGCCCCACGGCCGGGGGCATCGTGCATCCCGTACGACGCCGCGCCCCGGTCAGGGTCGGAACGGGTTCCCGAGCTCGCCCCGCACGAACGCCCGGACGATCCCGGCCACCTCGGACGCACCGGCCTTCGTCGCCGGAGCCACGATCTCCATCACGGACGCGCCGTCGGCGTCGAACGAGAACATCCACCCCGAATCGATGTACGCGCCGACCATGACGTTCGCGTCCCCGTAGAAGCCGCCCCGTGGGGTGTTCGGGCCGCGCTCGATGACGACGGAAGCAGGGCCGGGCCCCCGCTTGGCCGTGAGCCCGAGTTCGTCCGACGTCACCGCCTCCAGCAGATCCCGCGCCATGGCGAACAGCTCCTCAGGTGTGCGCTCCTTGGCCGGGCGTTCGTACTGGCGCGCCACCACCTCCAGCGCGCCGCCCGCCAGAGTGCCACTCCATGACCATGCGGACCGGGCGACGCCGTGCTCCTCGCCCGTGGCCCACAACGCGGTGAGCAGTTGCGCGGCATGCTCGAAGACGCTCGGCGCGTACAGGACACGCAACCCGGCGGCGGACTTCTCGACAGCCTTGTACGCCTCGCTGCTGTACGGGGGCGGTCCGGCGCCGTCGACGACGGCTGCGGTCGTGGTGGGGTCGATCATGGTGTTCCCTTCCGTGGTCGGCCCGCACGGGCCTGGATCCATCCGTACACCACCCGATGCCGTCTGTGGGCGGGGTCGACCGTGATGTACGGCGTTCGTGATCGTTGGTCACGGTATGGACCACGCAGGGACGGGACGCCGTCGCAAACCACCAGAACCGATCGACTACGGCTGCACGTGCGGCCAGCACGACGAACGCGAGATGTGGCCAGCATGCCGCCACCAGAAACCGGCGCTCGGTCGGCACCGGCGGCCGCGGTTGGACGACCCGCCACCGGACGGCGTGGTTTCGCTGCACGAGGCCCGCCTGCTGCGGGACATCCGCCGGGCCACCGGCGAGATCCCCGTCCCTCACTGATCGCGCACCGCCGTATGCTGTGCGTCACGGTCTCCGGCCGGTCCGCGACAGCCTCGCGGGCGTACGCTCGGCCGGCTGGAGACCGAGGCCGGGAGCGGTCAGCGCACGGCGGGCGACGTCGACGAGGCTGATCACCCCTGTTGGCGGCCAAGGATCCAGGAGTCGCGCTGCAGAGCCCCAGGATCCTGGCTACGGGTTCGAGTCCCGTGCCGCCCCCGGCCGCATCTCGTACGTCGACGGCCCCGCACCCGGGGATTGGGTGCGGGGCCGTCGACGTTGAGAGTCAACCCCTTGAGGCGGCGCCGTCCACCCGCTGGCCCGCCCGACACGCGTGCGCCCGCCTCACGGCCTCATACGCCTCGGGCGCCACCATCCCCACCGACGCCCCGAACCGGCGCGCCTGGCCCTCGGTGACCGCAACGACGACCGTGCTCCCGTTGCCGTCCAGCGCGGGGATACGGAACGCCACAGGGTCCGGCCACGCCGGACGGAACTCTTCCTGCAACACGACCGTCGGCCGCGCCCGTTCGGCACGCCGCTTGGCCCGCTTCCTGGCATTCATTCCCACACCACCCGCATCCCTCCACCTTCGATAAGAAGGCTTGCCAGCGCCTTGGCGTCTTCGATTCCCAGGATGACGGGTGCCGACGTGTAGGCGTGGCACCGGCCGCAGTACCCGTGCTCGATGTCGCCCGGGTGGTACGAGGTCGCCCCGCATTCGGGGCAGGTGATCGACGGGTGTTCCGTACGCCGTCCAGCGGTCATGCGGGCACGCTATCTCTCCCGGATCCTCCAGGGGTGGCGGGGGCGTTCAGTCGGCCGCAGCGGGCCACAGCATCAACCCGTGCAGCGGGGGCGCCGGTTCGAACGAGGCGCCTTCCTGCCCGGCCATGACCCCGTGCGAGCCGGTCACCGTCCAGCGGATCGAGATGTCCCGCATCCGCAGCCACGAGTCGACGTCGCCCACCAGGCGTAGCGCGGTCATCTCCTGCTGCATCAACAACTTCATGCCGTACGGGGCGACGCCCACCATGCGTTCCGCCTGCGCGTTGTCCAGCCGTACGCGCATGGCGCACATCTCCACCGCTCCAAGGGCGCTGAACGCCTCCAGAACGGCCTGGCCATCGATGTGGTCGTCATCGTTCACGCGGTCACGTTATCGGCCGTCAGGCGGTGCGGAGAAGCCGCGGGCGAAGGGCGCCGGGCTGCGTCTGGCGCGAACGCGGGATCGAGGCCGGCCGAGACGTCGTGCCCGGATAGCCTGCCGTCATGCCCGCACGCCCACGCCTTACGACCGTCGCCTGTGCCCACTGTGCCGCCACCGTCGACCGACCGCCAGACTGCGAATGGTCACCACTCTGGGCCGCTGGGTGGCGGTGGATCGGCACACAGAACTTGTTCTCCTGCCCCGACTGCCCGCCGGTCATCGTGGTGGACGCCGACGGCCGCCACCGGCGCGGCCCCGGCGGCGTGGTGCGGATCGTGGCCACGGGCCAGTAGGTCGGCGCAAGCTGCCTGTCGGGGCTCTCCCGGCAATCCGCCGGGCCGTCGCGGCAATCCGCCGCGGGGAAGAGACCTGCACTCCTTCCCCGTGCACGCCACCAGGCTACCGGCGCACCGGAGGCAACCCGGGGGCGCATGTGGCGCGTACATGATCCAGGCGGTGTGTCGTCGGGAAGGTGCCCGGCCATGATCCGAACCACACGGCGCCTTGTCGCCGCCGCCATCCTGTGTGCCGCCGCCGTCATCGGCGCCGGACCCGCCTACGCCTACGACGGGATCACCGTCGGACAGGCCATTGCCGAGGCGCCCGCAGGTTACGTGCTCGCCGTTTGCCCTGACTCCGATTCGACGGGCGATCGCTGCATCATCGTCCCCGCCTCCACTGACCCCACTCTTCCGCTATCCCAGGTGGCCGAACAGGGTGTGGCCGCGTACTGCAAGACCACCGACGCGGGCCCCCTCGCGGTGGGTGTCCCCTGCATTCCCATCCCAACTCCCGAGCCGTAACGTCGCGTTCCGGCGAGATCGACCCGACCCGCCGGACGGCGCCTGCTGCGCCGGTCCATCAGCCTCACCGCCGGCCGAGGCTGATGGACCCGAGCCCGCCGGACGGCGCCTGCTGCGCCTGGCCCGCGGCCTGGGAGATGGACACCCCGGCGGCGTTGCCGATGTGCTGGTCGCTGCCGGGGAGCTGGAGCAGGCCGTACACGAGGTACACGGAGGCGTCCAGGCGGCCGGGGGAGTCGGGGACGCCGGGCTGGTAGGTCTCCCACTCGTCTTCGAGCTCGGTCATGTGCGACCAGGTGCGCACCCGGTCTTCGAGCCAGGCCTGTGCGATCGGCTCGGCGCGGATGAACTTGCCGGTCTTGGCGGTTTTGGGCTCGATCCACGGCTTGAGCGCGTGCTTGTCGATGACACCTTCGCGCTGGAGTTGGTCCCATGCACCGGCGATCGGGATGAGCGAGAGGTCGCCGCCGAAGTTCTTCTCGACGTAGATGACGGTGGCGCCGGTCTCGTACGCGAGGATGCACGCCTTGCGGGCCCACTCGGTCGACGGCATGACGCCCGAGCGGTCGTGGGTGAAGTAGACGCGCTGATCAGAGCCGAGGAATCCGGCGATGATCCCGGCTTCGTCCTTGCCGCCGCCGGACGGGTCCACGGCCACGGCCTTGCGGACGGGTTCGACGATGTGCAGGAAGTACCGCTGGCCTTCGACCTGTGCCGCGGACAGCAGCGCACCCTCGCGGGGCTTGGGGTCGCCCTGGTAGAGCGATCCCCAGTCACGGACGGTCGAGCCGGAGCGTTTGGTCTCCCAGTGTCTGCGCAACGCCGCGGTGTCGGCGTCGGCGAGCTTCGGGTGCGTGAGCGGGTCGCCGACCGCACGACCTAGCGGGTCGTCCGGACTGGTCGCGAACGCTGGGAGATGCAGAACGTACCATTTGCCGCCTTCCGAGGCGCGGCCCTCTTGCGCGAGGAGACGGCCGGCGAGGTCTTTCTCGTGCCAGCGCGTGAGCACCAGAACGACGGGCGCGTCCGGCGACAGTCGGGACAGCATGGTCGACGACCACCAGTCCCACACGGCTTCGCGGAAGACCTTCGATTCGGCTTCCTTGCGGTCCTTGTGGGGGTCGTCGACGAGGCCGACGTTGCCGGGGAAGCCGGTGAGTGCGCCGCCGACACCGGCCGCGCGCATGCCGCCGCCGGTCGTGAGCGACCAGTCGTCGGAGGCTTGGTCGCCGGGTTGGAGCCGCATCTCGAATTTGTGGCCGTGTTCGCGCACGAGGTCGCGGACGCGTTTGGACTTCTTGACGGCGAGCGAGGCGGCGTACGAGCCGACCACGAGGCGGTCGCGGGGGTGCTTGGTCAGCCACCAGAACGGCATGTACTCGGACACGAGTGTGGACTTGCCGACCTGGGGCGGGGTCATGACGAGGAGTCGTTCGACGGCGCCGGGGCCGAGGCAGGCGAGGGTTTTGCCGATGAGTCGGGTGTGGGCGCGGGCGTGGAAGTGGGTGGGGTCGAGGTAGCGGCCCATCATGGCCGGGTTCGAGAGCGCGGCGAGGCGTCGGCGTTCTTGCCAGAGGTCCTCGGTGGACATTTCGGCGTAGGCGATGGTGCGGTCCGTCATGCCGACACCCCCCGACTTGACACATGAGGCGACAGTGAATTAGAGTTGTGCACACAACGACGGAGACCGCACCACCCGGAGGACACCATGATCGCCATCAACACCACGAAGACCGCCTGCGCCACCGGCTCCTGCGCCCACACCGCGAACGTCCTCACGGTCATGACCACCGGCGCCGTCTTCACCTTCCGCACCCGCGCCCTGTGCACCGGCTGCGCCGACATCGTCGCGACCGCCGCCGCCCACGCCGGAGCCGTCTTCCAGGCCGCCCCCCTGGCCACCGTGGCGGCCTGACCCACGTCACGCCCCCGGCCGGTGGGCCGGGGGCAACCCACGCCGCCCACACCGACCACAAGGAACACCCCATGGACGCCCCCGTCTTCACCCTCAGCCCCTACGCCCGCGGACTCGTCGGCGAACTGAGCGCGACCACCCTCTTCCTCCTCGCCGAGGCCTACCCGAACGACCTGGACACGGCCCTCAACGCCGCCGTCGCCGCCGGTCTCACCACCACGACGGAGATCGCCACGTTCGCCCCGGTCACGCTGTGCCGCTACCGCAGGAACCTGCCCGAGCACACCTGCATGACCCTCGAAGACCGCGCCCCCCGCAGGCGCTGATCCACCGCAACCCCGCCGGTCGACCCGGCGGGGCGCACCCCATCGACAGAGACCAACCCGAAGGAACGCCCCATGGACACCCCCCCCCCCCCCGCCGCCCCCCCCCGCCCCCCCCCCCCCCCCCCCC